GACATATCACCTTGACCTGTCATTGCATTCATTGCACCTTGTAGTGTTTGCTTGCTTTGGCTTAAGCATTGGTTCAATGCTGTTAATGCCTCATTTGCTGCTTGATTAAATGATTGTGACTCATTTGCACCAATTTCACTTTGAATACTGTCAACTAATGCAGGTAGTTCTTTAACTAACATGTTGTTAGTTTCTTCTAACATTTTCTGCAACTGATCGATCATGTCTTGGGCAGCTAATATAACTTGTGACTTTTCTACTTCAGCGTTTTCAACAAGAATTCTTGCTGGCTTTAGTGATTTAAAATGCTCAAGCAATGCTTGACTCATGAATATTAGCTTTAAATAACTAGGATCATTTTGGGCTTTGTTATAATCTGACATCATACGTGCTTCTTTAATAAGCCCATTAATTCTTGTCATCATGGATAATGTTTGTCCATATGACAAATGTGAAGGATCAAAGCTATAATCAAAGTTCTCTTTTAAAGCCTTGACTGCAACGTTTTTAGATGTTAAATCGTTAATATTCATAAAATAAATCCCAAGTTATAATAATATATTTATCACAGTTCCTAGATTACAAACCCTGATTGTCCTTGTACTTTTTGCTTTGAATATGCTTGCTTAAAGCGGTATATCCATTAATTTCTTCTAGGACCTTGCGTTTTTTAAGTTTTTCTTCTTGAAGTTTGGCGCTGTAAATTTGAGCATTTTCGCAATTTTTACGGGCTAATCTAGTATGATTTTAAATAGCAGCATCCAAACTAACAAGTTCGCTATCTAATTCAAGTATTCTTCTTACATCTTTGTATTTTTTATTGTTGTTAAGGACACACCAAGTTACTGCATGTTTTAAGAAATAAAATGTATGGTATACATTTTCGTCTTTTTCCTTAAGTAGGTATTCCCCGTTCTTGTTTTCTATAAGATAACGACCAAAAAGGTTGTAGGATCCGTCATCTTCACGGACTATAAACAAATCTTTAATTTTGTTTCTTAAATCGTACTTGTTCACACTAGTATTTAACAAAGTATATGTTTCTTTTCTCATTTGTTATGTCCAAATTAGCACCTAATAAGGGGTATTGGGTATCACATTTAACCATAGGTACATCATTACAGTCTTTATACAAATAACCTAATTCCTCGATTCCATCTTCAAATACACTAGCATGATGAATTTCAAAATCAAAAGTCCACACGGGAATATTTTTTTCTTTATATAATGCCCCGAATCTATTATTCGTAACTTCTGATAACCTTAACTGTTTGGGGTCAGAACTAATATCAGGCTGTGACCTTAAAGATATGATTTGTAAGATAGTGTCAAAATTACATTGCGTGTTTCTTTTACGTAGCCATTGTTCTATATCAGTGACATCATCACCTGGTTTCGCTCTGTTAAGAGTGCCGGTTCTTGTGATATCAAACAATGTATAACAAGCAATTCTATGAGACATGCCGTATTTACAGCAATAAAAAAGCCCGAGAATTTTACTTCTCGGGCCTCATTCGTCTCAACTAAAACTAACTATTAGTTAGTGAAAGTTGCTGATGCTGCTGTAGTTACAGCATAGCCTAGTGCTGCTGTTAAAGCAACATCTAAACTACCGCCGTTAGCAAAATCCCATGCGCCTACTGGATATACTGCTACTGCTAGTGTATCAGTGTTTGCACCTACTTCAGTATACTCATAGATGTATACAGTTGCTAATTGCTGAATAGTTTGGAAAGCAATTGCTAGGTCTGCACCACTTGGTGATGCTGCGCCTGTGAATGTAATTGTACCGAAGTCCAATTTTGGACCTTGTGGCTGAACTGTCTTGCCAGAGTTTACAGCGTTTAGACCAGCATTTGTGTATTCTGGTGCGTCTAAATGTAATACCTGTTGAAAGTCGCCATTGACTTTTGTAAATTGTGCCATTTTCTAAATCTCCGTGTTGTGTTGAACCTCGTAAGGCTCATACTATTATTTATGCCTGATGCATAAAAACATGGATTTGGGCTAGCGTTTTGCTGCTAAATTTTGACGGCTAAATCCTAATCTATCTACATATTTTAAGCCCTGACAGACAAATCCTTCTTGACTTTGTTGTCCGCTCTGTAGATAACCCTTGACAGGACTTTGTTCTGCTGCCTGATTTAATTGTTCTACTAGATTCATTTTTAATTGGTAAAGTGCTGCCCAAATTGTAAACAAACCAACTATACCTTCCTTATTGTTATTGATATGATCTGCTAATTTTTGCTTCATACTAGCAGTCATGGGTCTTTGTTCAAAGTAGTTCAAAAAGTCATTACTTAAATCAGACAGATCATTAGATACAATCTTTTTATTGATATATGTTGTAAAAAGTTGATTAAAAGTATTACGAGCCTGCGGGGCAGAATTAAGTAATTCTTCAACTGCTCGGCCATATTTAGATATCTTCTTTTTAGCATCTGTAATTAAAGATTTATCAATTGTTAAACTGGGAACGATAGGCATTGCACTAGGAACTATTGTTACGTCACTGTTATTCACTAATCCGCCCAATGTTCCGTCCAAACTTTGGGCCTCATCAGTTGAAATTGCATCAGGGGCAATAAATTGATGAACTGCTACCCCTGCTATTTTATTAGTTAATAGTTTTCCTACATCACTATCGACATCGACAGTATATGTTATACCGTTAGGGTTCGCTTTAAATTTATATACACCCTTTTGGTCTTTGAGCGGTTGACTGAAGAGTAAGTCGCTCCAGTAATAGCCTTTTGTTCCTTTGCTTGCTTTTTGCAAACCGGGCCAGATATTCCTAATGAGATTCGTAAGTTCTGCACGGTCAACTCCTCTTTGTCTGTCATATTCTGCAAATGCTTCCGGACTATAAATTTTGCGCCCCATACCATCTTTACGGTTAAACATATGTTTATCCATAATGCTAAATTTGTTATTTGTTCCTCGTCCAAATATCAATGCCGGATAACCATCCCATTTAATAGTAATGGCTTGAGGTGACTGCGAACAAGCAAGTATAGAATTTATAGCTCTGTCTGCTCCCGATACACCCTGTAATATAATCAAATCTTCAGGATGATCTAAATGGCCTTTTGCTTCACTTAAAAGATCATTAAAAATCTTTCTTGTGTTTATAAAGAAATCTAACATTAATATGTACTCGGTATTTTTCTTGCTTGTGAAGCCATTTCAATAGCCCAGGCTATATCTGCAATTTTAGTAAGATCGTCTGCTAACGTATTGTTAGCATAACTGTTAGGTAAATTTTGAAGTATGGCATTAATTTGTTCTGATGCTGAAGTTAAATCTATACCTTGTAAGTAAGGCATAACAAAGTGATCTTTAGTCCATTGTGATATACTTTTAACCGCTTCGCTAACTATATTTTCATATAATCTTTGCATCTTAATATATTCTATGGCTTCTGCTAAAGATTGTGCTAAAATTTTATCTAAATGTGTTTGATAATCCTGCTTCGCAAGTTGATTTTTATCATCCATCCAACCTTTATTTGTTTTAGTATATTTTATACCGTCATATGTGAGTGTAACAGGTAACCATTCCCCTGTTGTCTTATCTTTTCTTACTATGGGTTTGTAAGCGGGAGGGGCTGATGTTTTAGCAGATGATTTTTTTACCTGCTGTTGATTAGTGGTACCCTTTTGTTTCTTTTGAGGTACTGAATAACTACCTGAAACCCTGCCTGATTGTACGTCTACTAGACCGGCTTTTACAGCAGTATTAATTGCATTAATACCGTTAGTAACAAATTTTTTAACAAAATTATCGTAGGCTAATTGCTGTTCTTTAGATAAACCGCTCTTACGTCTTGCTTGCCAATTTTTAAACGCACTAAAACCTGACGGTGTATTTTTACTACCTGTAACACCCTTATAAAGATTTTCTATATTATCGAACCAGCCTTCATTTATCTTCATTTTTCTTTCTCAACGATTTGGCAAAGCGTGTAGGCTCTTTACTCTTAATAGCGGAAAGAAGTTTCTTTTCTAAAAGTTCTGCTTTTTCAGGGCTGTAATTTCTGTAAATTAGTTCTACTAAATTAATAGCACTAGTAATTACGTTATTTGCTCTATTTTCAATAACGTGATTCATGTCTCTATTACTGCCTATAGACTCAAGTTCTTCAAGCAGACTACGTGTGCGCTTTTGCATAATGTAGTATTTATCTGTAAACGGGCTGTTTTAATTCTTTAAATTATTCAATAAACTACGCAGTTTTGCGCTTTGAACGTTAGCCCTAACTGTTTTACTTTCATCTTCTATTGGACTAGATTCAGTGGTAGTGACGGAACCTATCGCACTTGTAGCCTTAATTTGATTAAGTAATGTACTTCCGGAAGGTTGCGGTTTGGGCATACTTTCACCGTCATCCGTAATTCGCAATGTTTCAACGTCGAATTTTAATTCGATCTTTTGGCCTACGCCCGAACTACTGCGAGTTTTCATTAATTGAATTTGATATAATCCACGCTCACGCATACTGCGGCTTGTAAAGATACCGAACACGTTATCAGCAGTATTGATCTTACTGATACCACCTGAAATGTGACTATGATCAAACTCAATTTCTTCAACTGCGCTACGATTCAACTGACTTGCTGTGACAAACAATACGTTCAATTCTTTAGCCAAATTACGCAATTCTTCGGATACATACTTGTCCTTGACGAATAGATCGCTTGGGCTGACCTTTGCGCTTACAGGCATAATCAAGTCAAGATAGTCAATACATAAGAAATCTACACGCACGCCTGTTTGTATTTGTAGTTCCTTGACATATGCTCTAATATCATTGACGTTGCTTTGTGCCGGCATGTACTTAATACGTAAATGTCCTGCTTTTTTACCAACCATTTTGACCTTCATTTCGACATTATCAATGTCTTTGAAGATTTCACGGCTGCTTGTATCAGTCATCATACTATCAATACGCATTGAGCAAAGTCCTTCACTCAATTCAAGTGTGATGTAAACACCATTGAGTCCAT